TGCGACGAAAATCTGGGAAGTATTGTTGAATTACCTTGGCAACAACGTCCTGATTGTATTCAATACTTTCAGTGGTAAGGATGTTACAGACTCTCTCAAAGAACCCTCCTGCCAGTTCTTGTCGGGTCTTACCTCTACTATTGAAATCAATTACAGTCGTTCGACTGTGTAGAGGTTCAATGATTTTATTTTTGAAATTGCATGTGAAGATAAAGCGACAGTTCTTTTGGAACTCTTCGATACTGGCACGTAGGAGAAGTTGGACATCCGAGGTTGTGTTATCTGCCTCATCAATGATGAGAACTTTGTGCTTACTCGAAGAAAGTAAAGACATAGTAGAAGCAAAGGTCTTTGCTTGATTGCGTACCGTGTCCAAGAATCGACCTTCATCTGACCCATTAATGACATAGTAATCTGCTCCAAGTTCATTACAGAGTGCCTTAGCAACCGTAGTCTTACCCACGCCAGCAGTGCCAGACAGTAGAAGATTAGGAATCTCTCCCTGCTCCAGGAAAGATGCAAAGGTCTCCTTTACTGATGTCGGAAGAATACAATCTTCGATTGTTTTGGGGCGATATTTTTCCACCCAAAGAAATTCATCACGACTCATAATCAAAAGAACAGCAATTGAACAATTTTAGCGACCTCAATTATAGCAAAGAAAGTACGAATAGTCATCATATCCCACATCTTAACTTTATAGAAATATGGAAATGATATTAGGTTGCCAACCATCCTAAACAAAATACCAAGATGAACACTGTTAAACAGAATAACAGCATACCCAAAAATGAAAAAGGCATTGCCAATGATTCGTAACCAACTAAGAATGGGATATTCTGGATGAATTAGTCTATCCGTGTTTGACATTACTCACTTCCTAGTCTATAATCTTGCAATTTATCTAGCAAAGAATCTGTAGTTTGCAGTGTCTCAATTCGATGAATCAAATCTGCAATCACGCTGCATACCATAGGACGTTCTTGTCGTGCAGCATATGCTAGTGCATTACGCAAAGATGCCTCTGCTTCTTTCAGAGATTCTTCAACAGATTGGGATAATGCCATAATCAATTATTCTCCTTAACATATTCAAGGTAATTATATCCGATTACCTTACGTCCAGCATGAGATGCAGTGTCTACGTTTACACCTTCTTCTTGAAGTTTATTTGTCCTTCGTGCTGTTGCTTCGTTCAATTTAAGTGTCCAATAACTCATTGTTGTTCCTCAGGGTACATTTTCTGTGCAGTAAACTACTTCTTCAGTAGGTTCAAATTTGCATACGTATTGTTTTGTTTTGTCTTTTGTAGTTAGTGCTGAGTAAGTTAGAATTACTAAGCATACTGAAACTAGAACTCTGTATACTACCATATTACATCCAATCAGGTTTGCGTTCTGGTTTACGTAAGTAGTTGGACGCTGCCCACGGTTTAGATGCAACGTACATTTTGTATGCTGTTTGAGTGTCTATGCTAGTATCTAATTTAAATTCATCTGGCATGGCACGGGCAAAATTATCTGCCATACTATAGCATGTGATTGCTTTGCCAGTTTTAGTGTGAAACAATTTTTTTGCCTCAAAAAGAGATTTACCACAGGCATGTATTTTACCATACCTATAGCGGTATTCTGTGCAAAGTGCTAGTCCGTGACAAATTAACCATGCAGTATTGTAGATGCTGTCTGCTGCCCATTTGGTGCATGGGTGGTTTCGAAAGGCACCTTTCTGGGTGCTGTAGTTGCATCCATCTTGTTTAGGGATAGTGCCCCAATCGTAATACCAGTCAGAGTACACAATGGAAAGCATTTGACAGCATTCCAATGGCATTTTAACCACATGCTTATCAGGAAGAGCCCTGGCAGAAGCATGTGGGTTGCGGTCAACGACGAATATATTCATGATAAAGTTGGATGTACCTCTGGTAGAGTAGTTCTAGGACTTTAGCATCTTCTGCTTCATTTAATTCTAGCATGCAATCTCTTGCTTCTTGAAGGGCATCACATAATTTCATGATTTTGAAGTGGGTCATAACTCACGTTGAACTGTTTCGATGAAACAAGAGGTAGATTCGAACTCTTGCTGCATCCATTCTACTCCTTTTTCTGGAGTTGTGTGGTCACCGCAAGTAAAAATGTCACAAACTGCTGTGCCATTTTCAGGCCAAGTGTGAATGCTAATGTGAGATTCTGCAAGAAGAGCAATGGCAGTTACTCCCTGAGGTTCAAATTTATGAGACTTCAGTTCTAGTAGTGTGGAATTACATGCTTTAGCTGCCATGAAAACTGTATCCCTAACGAATCCTTCATCATCCAACAACTCTGCTTTTACGCCTTTGAGGGTGAATAGGATGTGTTTCATTAGGGCTCCAGAGCAATAAAATATTTTACGGTTTTGCCAACGAATCTCGCCACACTAGGATTACTAATAGTAATATTATAATTATCAGAAACAAGTTTGAGGTTTTCGATTTTAAGGCAGTAACAAAATTCTTTGTCAGTCTGTCCAACATCAATTGAGTATGAGTTGGATGTAGCATTCTTCTTGTCAGTTACACAAACTTGAATCTTACCTTTTGTGCCATTAATGCACAAGTCCTCAACTTTAAAATTCATTGCAGCAATTTGAAGTTGACGCAACTGTTCAGCACTCAGATTGAATGACACATCTTCTGACGGAAGGTCAATATCTTTTTCTGGTGCTTGAGTAATGATATCAGGGTCTGCGTAAAAATATTTGCTACGACGAGTACCACTTGAATCTGTAATCAAGACATAACTATCATTGCTAGTATCCAGAATGGGATTCTCGTACAGGGAGAGACCACCAATGAAGGAAGTCAAATCATAAATTGCAATCTCCCTATCAAACTGTTCTTCCACTTCTGCAGTAGCAAGAACATTCTTGTTCAAACTCAGTGCTTTCAGGGTTGAACCTGGTTTGATAACAATAGACTTGTTGATTGAAAGAAAGTTCTTAAGAATATTCAGAGTAGATTTAGTAATTTCGGTCATTGAGGGTAGGGTTCGGTAACTTTTTCTTTTTGATTGAAGTGATAGAGAAGCACAGCATAATGCATAATTTTCATTATGTCAAGTTTTGCAGAACCTTTCTTATCATAGCGAGATGCATACTTGAGGATATTGCTCCTACAAAATGCCTCAGCATCACCACATGCTTCGATTAGGTCTAGAGTTTGGATACCTTCATTGCCTGCCGAATAATGGCGGTTGTATGTTCCCAGGATGTATTGGCTTAGTTCATCCAGGGTTGTGTTTTCATTGTACTTCATCATTTACCTCTTGAGAAACTTCTTCACCAGCATCGACTTTAGTATACAGTTCCAAGAAGGACTGTTTGGTATCATCATCGAATCTGGCGATGCAGTTGGTGATTGCTTTGATTCTATCAGAAAAGATACCATATGCTTGAACAATATGAACCAAGCGGCGGGTGGTAATCACTTCATCGACGCCACCATCGAAGAAGGTTTTACGAATTACTCCCGCCCACTTGACGAGGTTATCAGCAAATACTGTATCCTCACAACCGTATCGACCCATGGCATGCAGGAGGATTTTGGTTTCTGTGGCAGAAGTCGGATACTGTTGTTCAAACGTAATCGGAAACCGCTCAAGGAATGCTTCATTAAGAATATTGGTGCCGATGAAACGACCATCATCAGAACCCTTACCTTTGGTGTTTGCTGTTGCGATAACAGTAAACCCAGCGGTAGGTTTCACATACTTACCAATCTTTTTAAGAAATACTCCCTTACCTTCCAGAACTGATTGCAAACAAAGAATCTTGTTACTGGCGAGGTCAATCTCATCAAGAAGGAGAACAGCACCACGTTCCAGTGCTTCAACCACGGGACCATTGTGCCAGGCAGTTTCGCCATTGACAAGACGGAATCCACCAATCAGGTCATCTTCATCAGTCTCAATAGTGATATTCACACGAATCAATTCACGCTTCAGTTGAGCGCATGCCTGCTCAACTCCAAAGGTCTTACCGTTACCAGAGAGACCAGTGATGAAGAGAGGATAGAATCGTTGAGACTGAATTACTTTTTTCAGGTCGGAAAAGTTCCCGAACGGGACAAAAGTATCATCCTTTTCAGGAATCAAGTCTAGTTGTTCCCGAACGGGAACAGCAGAAGATTGATATGCTTGTTCCAACCGTTCTTTGACCGTCAGATTCCACTTACCGCGAGAAACTTTATATTGTTCAAGACGTTTAGTTACAGTGGGAACTGACACATCAAAGTGCTCAGCAATTTGACTAATTTGATTAGGACCAATTTCAGGACCATTATCAAGACTCAACACGTAATCACGGATTTGAGTCGTGGTCAAAGAAGACTTGGCAGGCATTGGTTTCTTTCGATTACTCCGTAATCATAGCATGGAATTGGGTACTTGTGAAGCGTCTGGGTCCACTTTTTTTAGTGTCTTCACTGGGGTGGTTTATCAATGTCCCTGGGGTCGCTTCCACCAATCGGACGAGGGAATCCCTTTATATATGAATTGGGATATTCCTTTACAAACTTTTGACAGCAACTTGCTTGGGTTGTTGCCTCCATTACAACTTCCCGATAGGTATCAGGTTTTTCTTTAGTGTTGTACTTTACTAACCATCTCATACGATTTGCTCCACAAATGCATTCAACAAAGTTTTATTTGTCATCTTAGAACCCATATGTTTTTTAAAGGCACGTTGTAGTTCCGCTTTAGTGGGTTCATCACCTTTCGAAACAACTTCAAGTTCTTCAGTGCCAGAACCAAGATATCGATTTGGCATAAGAAACAATTCAGTGAATCCAGCAGAATTGGTGATTTTTGTAAACCTCTTATCCTGCCACTCTTTAACGTAGGAAGTAGTATCGAACAGTTCCATGTTATTGAGCAATTGATTTAATTCTCCCTTAGTACAAAGGCGAAAACCAATCCAATTGTAATTAGTGATTTCGCGGAAGAAATTGAAAATCTCCCTTGTCGTATACATTGGATAAGGATTAATTTTTTTAGAGAACCCAGTCTTCCTATCACGAAGAATCCAAACTTTATTTAGATTGTGGCAAAGGAGTTTTGACTTGATTGGTTCGCTTCTATGAGAATAATAATCATCATCGTCAGACTTAGTTTCAGTATACGTTGCCATTGGATTGGATTCACCATCCGTAAGAACAACAACATTAACTTTCTCAATTTTTTCCACCGAAACAAATTGCTTCACAACTTCTTGTGTGATACAAGCAACTTCTACCAGAGGAGTGCTGCCAAAATAATAAGCAGAAGAACCACTATGGTAAGAACCACCACGCCCACAAGCAAATGCTTGTGCCCAGACATAACGCATTTGTTCATCGAGGGTCTTTGCATTCATCTTATTAGAGAAGAATTCATACAAACGAAATGAGTTATCCATCCTAAGAGTAAATTCTTCAACCAATTGAACTGGAGACTGGTCTGGATATTCATTGCCAGCATAAAAAGCATAAACCCTAAAAGGAATATTCACCTTTTTACAGAACCAAATAAGATTATACAACTGCTTGAGGGTATCCATAATGGAATCGCTCATAGAACCAGACCAATCAATATACATGACCAATCCATGATTCTTGCCATCAGGAATGACACTTACCTTTTTAAAGATATCTTCGTTGTACTTATACGAATGTAATTTGTTTGTATCCAATATTCCAGTGCGAGAAGTGCTATTGCGGTGATATGCACTAGCAGATTTCTTCATCTCAAATTGCTTAACCAGATAGTTGACAGATGCAATGGCACTCTTTTTGTACTCATTGTACTTATTGTAAGTAAATTGAACTGGGGAAACGTAACCAGTATGTTGCTGATACGAGAACCGTGGGGGGCGATTCTCTTCTGCAGTAAAGAATGTTTCAAGGTCATTCTTAATTGTCTTCCAAGGAACAACAACTGCATCGAAATTCATCTGTGGAGTTTGGATATAAATCCATTCCTTTGCCATATCATCGACGAGTGAGGATTGATTCTCTCGCCATGCACGGTCGGTTACAGATTCGTTTTGATTAAATTCACCATCATCTCCTTCCTCCTCTTCATCAGAATCATCCACATCTTCTACCTGAGATTGCTCCTGACCCTGACCATTAGAGTCTTGCTCTCCATTGACTTCTTGAGAAGATGAGGGATTGTATTCATCACTCTCTACTGAAGAATTGCCTTCATTGTTAGGTTGGATGTCGT